GGCCGCCTCTACGCCGAGAGCACCCTGGCCGAGTACATGAGAAAAGCGACCGGCGGCACCATCTCACTCGGCGTCAAGTACATCAAAAACGCGGCGCAGCAGCTGATGTTCGGCAGCACGGCCAAGAATCGCAGCATCACCGTGGAGAGCGCCGCCCAGACCGTGAGCGGCCTGGTCCTGGGCGCCAAGAGCACCCCGGCCTACGTGGGCGTCAGCTTCTACGCGCCGGACATGGTGGACGGCGTGGAGAAGTACACCTGCGTCTTCGCCAGCAAGTGCCTCTTCGGCCCGCCCAGCATGACGCTGCAGACGGCGGGCGAGAACATCCAGTTTAACACCCCGACGACGTCCGGCGAGTTCCTGGCGTCCGACGCCGCCAGCCAGGACATGCTGGAGGTGGCCGTCTGTGACACGGAGGCCGCAGCCATCGCGTGGTGCGCGGCGGTGCTGGCATGAGCCTGCGCCTGGAGGAGAAGCGGATCGAGATCGACGGCAAGGTCTACGTGATCCGCTGCAACATGGCCGTGCTGGACGCGCTGGAGACCGCCTACGGCAGCTTCGAGGCCGCCGTGCGGCTCCCGGTACGGGACGGCGTCTCCGCGATCCTGGCGGCCATGCTCAACGACTACGCCGAGGACATGGGCTGGGAGCAGAGCTGGACGGCGAAGAAGGTCAAGAAGCGCTTTGCCTTCTCCGACATGATGGAGCTGGACATCCTGGGCATGTTCAACCGGGCCGTGGTGCCCGAGAGCATCGCCGGCGCCCAGGAGACGCCGGAAGCCGAGACCGAGCCCGGCGACTCGGGAAACTGAAGGGCCGGGCGGAGTCGTTTGACTTCGCCCGGTATCTTTCGTTATGGATGGGCGTGCTGGGCCAGGACGAGCGATCCTTCTGGAAAACGGCCACGCCGTCGCGCCTCTGGAGCATTTTGAGCGCGTTCTATCGACCGGAGGGTCGGGCGGTCGGCTCCCAATCGCTCCAGACGGGCGAAAAACAGACAAAAATGAGCCTGTCAGAGTACCTCATGGGAGGAGGCGGTTAAGATCGCAAACAGAACAGTATCAGCCCGCGTCCTGCTCGAGGGCGTGCAGAAATACAAAGAAGGCATGCAGCAGCTGGCGGAGAGCAACAAGAGCATGGGCGGATCCGCCGGCAAGCTGGGCGACCAGGTCAAGGACCTGAGCGGCAAGCTCGGCGTCAGCCTGCCGGACGGGGCCACCAAGGCCCTCAATGGCATCGAGGGCTTCTCCGCCGGGACCGTGGCAAAGATGGGCGCGGTGGCCGCAGCTGTGGCCGTGGCCGTCAAGGCCGTCAAGGCGCTCTACGACACCACGATCGAGGCGGCAGCCAGAGCCGACGACCTGCTGACCAAGAGCATGGTCACCGGCGTCAACACCCAGACACTGCAGCAGTGGGAGTACGCCTCCGACTTCATCGACGTGTCCGTGGAGTCCATGACCGGCAGCATGTCCAAGCTGACCCGGGCCATGTACGACGCCCAGACCGGCAACGAGGCCACGGCCGCTGCCTTTGAGGCCCTGGGCGTGGAGATCACCAACGCGGACGGGACCCTGCGGGACACCGAGAGCGTCTTCTACGACGTGATCGACGCCCTGGGCGGCGTCGGCAACCAGGCCCAGCGCGACGCCATGACCATGGAGCTCTTCGGGCGCAGCGCCCAGGAGCTCAACCCGCTGATCCTCCAGGGCAGCGACGCCCTGCGGGAGATGGGCGAGGAAGCCGAGAAGGCGGGCTACGTGCTGGACGAGTACCAGATCCAGAAGCTGGGCGAGGTGGACGACGCCTACCACCAGATGCAACGGCAGCTGGAGGCGACCAAGACCCAGCTGGCGGTGGCCTTCGCCCCGGTGGCCGAGGCCTCGCTGAAGCTGGTGACCAAGGCGGTGGGCGTGCTGACGGACGCCCTGCGCAAAATGAACGAGATGACCGAGAAGGCCACCCGCGCCTTCAAGAACCTGCTGGGCCTGCAGGGCGAGCAGAAGGGCTACGGCGGCCTGGGCTCCGACATCGCCGGGGCCACCTGGAAAGACGACGTGCAGGCCTGGGTCTCCGCCGGCGGCACGATCATCGACGCCAGCAACGTCAACGACTTCGACAAGTCCACCGGCAAGCTCACCCGGGAGTTTTACTACGACCCCGCCTGGTACACCGGCGACATCGTCAGCTACGGCAGCATGAGCGAGGAAGAAATCCGGAAGCTCATGGGCCGGAACGCGGGCGGAACCGACGCCTGGCGGGGCGGGCTGACGTGGGTCGGCGAAGCCGGCCCCGAGCTGGTGGCCCTGCCGCGCGGGTCCCAGATCTACAGCAACCAGGAGAGCCGGCAGCTGGCCGGCGGCGGCACCGACACCAGCCGGATCGAGGCGCTGCTGGAGCGCAACGTGCAGCTGCTGGAGAGCATCGGCGGCGAGTTTTCGGGCCTGCGGGTCAAGAGGAGGATGGCGTAAATGGCAGAGTTTACTACATATCTGGCGCTCACGACTTCCTACCTGATCGACGAGACAGCGCCCAGCAGCACGCTGTTCCCCAGGACATCCGGCAACACCACCTACGCGGGCGTGAGCTCCGTGGAAGGGAGCCGGAAGCGTCTCTGGGCGGAGTTCAGCGCCCTGGCGGACCAGTACAAGTTCAAAAAGCTGATTTTTGCCCAGGTCAACATCCCGAAGCTGGACAGCGCGGCATTGATCTCCTGCTCCGTCCCGACGACAACACCGGGCACGGGCAGGACCTGGAACGACGCGGCAGCTCTCACGCGGGAGCTGCTGGGCTACAGCTATGGCGACCAGCTCTTCCTGACGCCTACCGAAAAAAACGGCGCGCTGAGCGCCGCGGATCTCTCGCTGGCAGGAAAGAAGCTGCTCAAGGCCGGGAGCGCTTTCCTGTACCCCGGCTCGGAAAACGTCTCCCGCCTGCTCTATACGCACTACTACAGTCTTGAACAGATGCGGCTGCACGTCCGGATCGACTCCGCCGTGACGATCACGAGCCAGGTCACCGGAAGCGGAAAAACCTCCGGCTACGTCAACCCGCACCAGGCCCAGAGCTTCGCGTGGGGCTTCGTCCCCTCCGGCGAGTACTGGTGTGCCGGAGACTGGACCCAGGCCTCCGCCACCTTCTACTGGCGGGCAGGGACTTCCGGATCCTGGACGGCGGTGGCCGCGAGCGGCAGCACCCAGAGCGTCCAGATCCCTGCGGAGACCATGCCGGTGGGCACGGTGCAGTGGTACGTGCAAGCAACGGACGACCAGGGCACGACAAGCAGCTCCCCCACCTACACGATCAGCACGGCGGACAGCCTGCAGGTGGCGACGCCCCTCTCCCCCATCGGCACGGTGGAGGACGGCAGCGCCGAGATCCTGATGAGCTGGCAGGAAGCCAACGACACCGGCACGACGCCTACTGGCGCGGATTTGCAGACCAGCAGCGACGGCACCACCTGGACGGATCTGACCCACGTGACCGGCGCCGCGACACAGTACACCGCCCCGGCGGGCAGCTTCGTGGGCGGCACGGTCTACTGGCGGGTGCGGGCCTATAACATCGACAACGCCGCAGGCCCCTGGAGTGAGGCGGCAGCCTTCGTCTCCGTGGCGGCGCCGCCGGCGCCGATCGTCACGGCGGAGGCCGTCCCCTTCGCCACCATCCGCTGGCAGTCGGACGGACAGCAGGCATGGCGCGTCACCGTGGACGGCAAACTCTACGGCCCCTACTTCGGGACCGGCAAGAGCTTCACGCTGCCGGACTACCTGCCCGACGGGGAGCACACCGCCCTGGTGGAGATCCAGGGCAGCTTCGGGCTCTGGAGCCAGACGGGCCAGGTCAGCTTCACGGTGGCCAATGTCCCCGGCGACGCGATCCAGCTGGCCGGCGTCTTTTACCGGGACGCGCAGCTCAGCTGGGAGACGGAGAGCGAAACCGCGGACTTCCTGATCTACCGGGACGGGGTCCGGATCGGGCACACCACCGGCAACAGCTTCACCGACCGCGTGACGCTGGGCCAGCACATCTGGCAGGTGATCAACCGGCTGCCGGGCGGCTTCTACACCGCCAGCAACGCGGTGCAGGGCGAGCTGAAGAGCTGCGGACTCGCGGTCGCTCCCCTCGCCGGCGGCGAGTGGCTGGATCTTACGAAGAGCGCCAGCAGCACGCGAGAGATCAGCACCACAATCAGCCAGGCGGCCAGCCTCCGGCACTTCGCCGGGGAGATCTGGCCCAGCGCGGAGGTGGCCCCCTACCGGGACCAGGCGGTCGCGTTCGACGTGGCCTGGCTGCAGCGGGAGAAGCCGAAGGCGGCAGCCTTCGAGGCCCTGATCGGCCAGACCGTCATCCTCAAGGCGCCGGACGGCAGCTGCGTGGTGGGCCTGCTCTCAGCGGTGAGCCGGAGATCGCAGACCTTCTTCCGGGCCTACACGGCCACGGTGACCCGCGTGAAGTGGAGGAACTACATCGATGACGCGCTCGATTGATTTTGAATACCGCGTGCTCCGAGGCGGGGCCTTCTACGGGCTTCTGCGGGCCCCGGAGGGGAGCGGCAGGCGTCTGAGGATGGACGACGCGGCGGAGATCAAGACCTCGCTCTCCGGCACCTTCTCCCCCGTCGTGGAGGATGTGGACGGCAACGCGCTGCAGCCGGACTGGCTCAGCGACGAGATCCAGCCGGTGATGATCCTGGACGGGGTAGAGCACCGGCTCGGGATCTACATGCCGGCCACCGTCACCCCTACGGAGAGCAACGGGATCCAGGAGCTGCAGATCGAAGCCTACGACCGCTGCTGGAGGGTGCGGGACACCTACACCCGGAGCAGCCTGTACTTCGCGGCCGGGACCAACTACCTGGACGCGGTGGAGCAGATGCTGGCCGGGTGCGGGATCGCCCTGATCGTCAAGACGCCTACCGCCCAGGTCTTTGCGGAGGCCCGGGAGGACTGGGCTGTCGGGACCAGCACCCTCACGATCGTCAATCAGCTGCTGGCGGAGATCAGCTACAAACCCCTCTGGTTTAACGAGGCCGGAGCGGCGGTGCTGGAGCCCGCAGCAGTACCAACGGCGGAAAACATCGAGCACACACTGAGCGACCAGCCGGAGGATTTGACAGAAGGCGCCGCGGAGATCGTCCGCATGCTGCCGCAGATCCGCCGGGAGACGGACATCTACCAGGCGGCCAACGTTTTCACCTGCGTCTGCAGCAACGCGGACAAAAGCGGCCCCCTGGTGGCGACCGCAAAAAACACCAACCCGCAGAGCCCCCTGTCCACCATGCGGCGGGGCCGGGAGATCGTCAAGATCGTGCGGGTGAACAACGTGGCCGACCAGACCGCGCTGCAGGCCTACGCCGACCGGCTGCGCAACGAGAGCATGATCGGCGGGGAGACCATCCAGGTCACCACCGCGCTGCAGCCGGGCTTCGGCGTGGCAGACGTGACGGCGATCCGGTACGGAGATCTGAGCGCAGTCTGCGTGGAGCACGCGTGGAGCATGGACCTGGCCCCGGGCGGGGCCATGACGCACGAGCTGGAGAGGGTGGTGATCAACCTTGAATGAGATCCTGACGCAGGAAGAAAACGCCGGGTCGCAGGCCCCGGTGACGGAGTTCTATCTCGGGACGGTGACCGCCTGGAGCAACGCCGACGGCGTGCAGATCCAGCTGGACGGCCAGGACCAGGCCATGACCAAGCGCTTCAAGATGATGCAGATCCCGCGCCCGATCCATACCGGGGAGCGCGTGATCGTGATGAAGCAGGCCGGGACCTACGTCATCCTGGGCGTGCTGGGGATGCCCAACAGCTGGCAGCGGATCCCGGATCTGGCTACCACGGCCACCACCGCGGACATTATCGCAAAGATCAACGCCATCCTGGCGTGGCTGAGGACCCAGGGGATCCTCTGGACCTGATAAGGAGGGAAACACATGGCAGCCATTCACAGGGCCGGGACATTCCCGGCCACGATCAAGACGCCCCTGGCGCCTTCTGAATATTCCATCATCCGCGTCTCTTTTGCCCAGGGGCAGCGGCTCATCGTCGAGAAGACAGCCGGGGACGAGGGCTTCGAGACCACCGACACGGAGGTGGTAGTGAAGCTGACGCAGGAGGAAACCTTGCTCTTTCAGCCGAGCGCCGGGTCCCCCATGGGCGCGATCACGGGCCCCATGGCCTACATGCAGATCCGGTGCTACAAATCCGCCACGGACGCCCCCGCCTCCGCCGTCTGGCCGATCCCGGTATACGACAGCCTGTACCAGGAGGTGATGGGCGCATGAGCGACTGCTGCAACTACTTCGAGTTTACGGATCCGGGCGACAGCTTCCAGAGCTGGATGGGCCTGCGCGGACCCGCCGGACCTGCCGGCGCGCCGGGTCCCCAGGGGCCTCCGGGCACGGGGCTCTATATCTCCGGCACGGTGGCCACGGTGGAGGATCTGCCGGAAACCGCGCCGCAGAGCACCATGTACAACGTGGGCACCGAGGCGCCCTACACCATCTACATGTACCAGGAGGGCCAGGGCTGGATCAGCCAGGGCCAGCTGGAGGGACCTCCGGGCCCCGCGGGCGCGCCGGGTGCTGCGGGCAGCGACGGCACGACCTTCACCCCCGCGGTGAGCGCCGCCGGCGTGATCAGCTGGACCAACGACGGCGGCAAGACCAACCCCACCCCGGTGAACATCAAAGGTCCCAAGGGCGACACCGGGGACACGGGCCCCGCGGGCAGCCCCGGGCCCCAGGGTGAGCCGGGACCGCAGGGCGAGCCGGGCCCCGGCATCAAAATCAGCGGAACGGTGGCTACAGCCGCACAGCTTCCCGCCACGGCGGAGCAGGGAACGGTGTACAACGTGGGCGCAAGCGAGCCCTACGAGCTCTACATGTACCAGACCGGCAGCGGCTGGATCTCGCTGGGCTACCTCGAAGGCCCGGAAGGACCGCAGGGGCCTGCGGGACCGACCGGGCCCCAGGGACCGAAGGGCGACACCGGTGAGACAGGCGCAACGGGCGCAACCGGGCCGACCGGACCCCAGGGACCGAAGGGCGACACCGGTGAGACCGGCGCCACCGGCCCGGCCGGCGCTGCTGCAGGCTTCGGGACGCCGACGATCAGCGTCGGATCCGGCACCGGCACACCGAGCGCCACGGTGACGGCTTCCGGGCCGGACACGGCCAAGGTCTTCGCCTTCGCGTTTGATAACCTCAAGGGAGCGAAGGGAGACACCGGCGAGACCGGCGCAACCGGACCGCAGGGTCCGACAGGCCCGCAGGGGCCGCAGGGTGACGCCGCGACGACGAAGTTCTACATTACCCTGGGCACCAGCTGGAGCGGCTCCGGGCCGTACACCCAGACGGTGACGGTCTCCGGCGGCACGGCAGCCAGCAAGGTGAGCCTGCAGCTGACATTGGCGCAGGCCGCGCAGCTGATCCAGGACGGCGTGATCGTCCTACAGATCAACAACAACGCCGGGACGTTCACGGCTGAGGCACTGGGCGCCGCGCCCAGCACGGCCATGACGATCCAGGCCACGCGGGTGGAGGTGACGACATGATCTACGGCGATCCCATCATCCTAGGCGGCGGCGGATCCGGCGGGCCGACGGCCCAGGACGCCATCCTCCTGGCAACTGTCCCGGCTGGATCCACGGTAACCGCCACAAAAAGCGGAGTCACGGTCACGCCTACGCTCTGGGTCTCAGCTGCTGACAGCAGCCTAGAGGCTGCGCTGTTCGTGTTCGCCCCGGCGCAGTTTGACAGCGTAAACCCGTGGACGATCACGGCAACGGCTGGGACTAGCACGGCAAGCACAACGGTACTGATTACGACCAATAAAGAGTATGCGGTGGCGATTTCTTACCATGTGCCGCCCGAATATCAGGAAGTCGAGTACATCGAGACTACGGGCACACAGTGGATCAACACTGGCATTTCGGCAAATACTGCCAATTTGCGTACTATTTCAACGGTGCTTGTCACCAGCGTTAGTGTTGCCGATGGTGACTCCATTTGGTCTGGTAGTTGGGATGTTTCTGGTTATTTGCTTAATGTTAACGCTTCTGGCGAACTTGGGTGGCATAGTGGAGGCAAAAAGGTTACCGCAAATATCACTTTGAACAACTGGTTTTCTGTTGAAACAACAAAACAGAACCTCGTTGTGGATGGCACGAGCTATGCGCTTGCATCTCCGTCCGGCAGTGACAGCAACACAATTGTCCTGATTGCGTGGTGTAGTTCTGGCGCACGTGGTGGTCGGGCCCGTGCAAGATACAAAGCGACAATGATGTATTCCGGCACAACGCTATTAAGAGAGTTTTATCCATGCTACCGCAAATCCGACAGTGTGGCAGGATTCTGGGACAAAGCAAATGAAGTCTTTTACACCAACGCCGGAACGGGGACTTTCGTTGTTGGCCCTGATCTGTGAGGTGACACATGAAAACAATTTACCTTGACCAAGACTATATGTGCCATGCCGCTGATGGCGGTGGGATGTCAGAAACAAAAACGGACATCTTCGATGCGGTCTGCGATGGCGCTATGGAATGCTACCGCTTTGTGCCATCTGGGGGGGATTGGCAAAGGCCGGACGGAAAAGTCATTCATGGGCCGTTCATTCAGCCAGCCGTGCAAGTCGCTATCCCGGATGCCGCACAATCTCAGTATGAGCGAGACGAAGCCGCCCATCTGGAAGAGCTGGGCGCACTGATAGAGGAGATCTACAACGAGGATATGGAGGTAATCGGCTGATGTACAACAGCATGCGGAAACTGATCGAAAAGCGGTTTTACAAGACCGCAGAAGCAGCCCAGGAGAAGCTGGACGTGTTCTTCGCCGTCAACCGGCTGACCCCGGAGCAGTACGCAGAGCTCACCGCTCTGGTCGAGGACGTCTATGGAACCTGACGACGAAAAAACCGAGTCCGGCCTGCTGACGGAGGACTGAGATGCTGCAGGAGATCATCGACGAGCTGCGCGCCCTGGGCTGGCACGCCGTGCTGTATGGGCCGGAGATCCACCTGGCCTGGCCGTGGGCGCTGCTGGCTGTCGGGCTGCTGGTGCTGTTCGGAGGGAGAAGAAAATGAGCGAAAAAACACAATGGGCCGGACTCAAGGCTCTGGGCCTGTCCGATCTGGCCGCGGCAGTGGTCATGGGCAACGCCTTCACGGAGTCCGGCTGCGAGACCAACCGCGTCCAGGGCGACTTTGAGGTCACGCGCAGCTGGTCGAGATCCTACACCAGCATGGTGGACGCAGGCGAGGTCTCGCGGGACGACTTCATTTTCCGAGGCCCCGGCGGGGGCGGCTACGGATGGCTGCAGTGGACCGAGCGGAGCCGGAAGCGCGGGTACTATGACAACGCGAAGCGCCTGGGCGTCTCGATCGGCAGCGAGAAGGCGGCGCTCTCCTGGTTCTGGGCGGAGCTGCACCAGCCGGGCTTCACGATCGTCCTGGACGAGCTGGAGCACGGCACGGATCTCCGGGCCATGTCCGACGTCTTCCTCCGGCGCTTCGAGATGCCGGACGACCAAAGCGAGAAAGTGGCCGCCTACCGGGCGGCCCAGTGCCGGGAGATGCTGGACAAGTACGGCGGCAGCACGCCGGAGCCGGCGGAGGCGGAAGATCCCGCCACGGCCGCCGTGGTGGGTATGCTGCAGCTGTGCATGGCCGTCAATGGTTACTGGCCCTGGGACAAGATCAGCGGAGAGAAGTCCCCGGAGTTCCGGGCAAAAATCAAAGAATACGCCGCGGACGTCGCGGCGACTTAAAAGGGGGAGTTTATTATGGATGCACCTAGCAAAGCGCAGGAGCTCCACGCAATCATCACCGGCGTCTTCGTGCTGCTGACGGCCTTCTGGGGATGGGTCGGCTGGGCTGTGACCCTGATGGTCCTTTGCATGGCCCTGGACTACGTCACCGGATCGCTGGCAGCCAGGCGAAACGGCACGTGGGACAGCGGCGTGGCCCGGGACGGCCTCTGGCACAAGCTGGGCGAAGTGTTCGCGCTCGTCGTGGCGATGATCTGCGACCTTCTGATCGTGCTGATCCTGCACACGGACGCCGCGGAGATCCTGCACTTTTCCTGGTCCTGGCGCAATTACTTCACGTTGATGGTCTCGATCTGGTACATCATCACGGAGCTGGGATCCATCATCGAGAACGCGGCAGCCATGGGCGCCAACGTGCCCAAGTGGCTCACAAAGGGCCTGGCCAAGATCCACGACAAGGCGGACAACCTGGACCCGATGGGCGCCGAAGAGACGCCGGCCGGGGAAGATGTCCAGAATTAACACAAAACAAAGCCCGGAGCCAGACGGCTCCGGGCCTGTTTTTACCCCGAAGATTACCCCCGGCGGTGCGATTTACCCCGATTTTTACCCCGGAATTTGACGGGGATCGGAGAGGCGTGAGCAGATTTGATGAAAGAGAAAAGCCCGGAAATACAGCGTTTCCGGGCTTTTTTGGCTGGTGCTCCAGCGGGGACTCGAACCCCGGACACCCTGCTTAAAAGGGCGAGGGGCTAGGCCCGGAGGGGCGCGGTTTTCCACATATCCACAGACTTTTCGACAAAATTTACCCCCGGAGTTACCCCCAGGCCTTCGCGATCTCGGCGGCCAGATCCTCGGTTTTGTTCTCCATGAGGTGGGTGTAGATCCGCAGCGTGACGGTGGGGTTGGCATGCCCGGCGAGGTACTGGACCCGGCGGATATTCGCGCCGGCGAGGATCAGCTCCGAGATGTACGTATGCCGGAGCTGGTGCGGCGTCACGTGAAAATCCAGGAAGATCTCCGGAGCGTTCGGCGCGGCCCTCTCCCCCACCTGCAGCAGCCTGACGACAGTCTTGCCGTCGGGCTGTTTTCTTTTGACCTCGCGCACCGTGCGCTGGGCGATCTTCGCCCACATGCGGCGGAAGGCCGCGGCGGTCATGGGCTCGCCGGAGGCACCCGGGCAGACATAGGGCGAGGAGCTGGTCTTCTGAATCTCGCGCAGATGATCGGCCAGGGCGGCCGGGATCGGCACCGTGCGGCGGGCGGCCTTCGACTTGAGCTTCTCCCGGATCTCAGCCGCGTTTCCGCCGTCCCAGGCGCAGACGCGGTTGACGGTGAGGGTGTTGACGGCCTTCTTTTCGTCGAGATCCAGATCGGACCAGCGGAGGCCCAGGGCCTCCTCCCGGCGCAGGCCGGCGAAGAGGCAGAGCCGGACGAAGGTCTCGGTGTTCAAACCGGACACCGCGGCCAGGAGCCGGGCCTGCTGGTCCCGGGTGAGGGCTTCCTTTTCCTCCGAGGCCTCCCCCGCCGCCCGGAGCCCGGCCGTGGGATCGTGCTGCAGCAGGCCATCCCTGACGGCGGCCCCGCAGATCCGGCGCAGGGTGGTGACGATCTTCTGCTGGCTGCTCTTCGAGAGGGCCGCCGCGGCGGTCATCACCTCGCGCACGTCGGAATAGGCCAGGGCGGAGAGACGCCGGTCGCCGATGACCGGGCAGATGTGATTGTTGATCGCGTTCCGATAGTCCGCGATCCGCTTCTTCCCCAGGCCGGCGGTGTGCAGGCGGAACCACCGCGCGGCGTATTCAAAGACCAGCGGATCCGCCTCCGCAGCCGCGGCGCGCGCCCAGGCGGCCTGCAGGTCCTCCACCTTTTCGGCGAGATCTTCGACGGTCTCCGCGTAGACATCCTGATAGCCCCCGCCGGGCTTCGGGACGCGCTTCCGGAAGTACCGGCCGCCGGGGCCGTATTTTTTCTCGGGCTTACGCGCCATCCTGGGCGGCCTCCTCCATCATGCTCAGCACATCCCCGAAGAGATCCACGCCATGGACCGGATCCAGGACGGTGATCCCATTGACGCAGACAAAGCAGGGCGTCTCCGGATCCGCGGAGTCATACTGCCCCATCTGGACCATGACGCCATCGATCCGGTTTAGCGTGAAGGTCCGGGCCCAGCTTTCGGATGCGGCGCGGGTGCTCTCCACCAGGCCGTCCCACTTCTCCGGCATGTCGCCCAGGCCGGCGGCAGCTGTGTCGCGGGCGGCCGCGACCGTGTCGGAATAGATCCGGACGTCCACGACGGTGTGATTCTCCACCAGATACCGGGAGAGATCCCAGGACCCCGGGAAGAGCTGCTCCAGGTTCTTCTCCATGGCGTCGATGATCTCGCCCTCGGAATAATAGCGGCCCATCTGCCGCGCTGTGGGCGCAGGCGTCTGCACCGCGGAGGGCGGAGGCCCGGCGCGGCGCGTGGCGAGAATATTCGATATAAAAACGATCACGAGCAGGGAGATGCACGCGATCGGGAGAATGTTCTGGCGTTTCATGGGGTCCTCCAAATGTCCAGAATTAACACAATTCAATTATGCCGTCGGGGCGGACGCGCCAGCGTCCTCTTCCCTATAAGGCGCCAGGGCGGCGTCGATGATGGCGCGGATCTCCGGCGTGGCGCGGCGCCAGGAGAGGAGCAGATCCTCTTCCTCCGGTGAGAGATCCGGCGAAGGGACCGGGGACCGACCGAGGAGATAATCCGCCGTGCAGCTGAAGATCTCGCACAGGCGGAGAATGGCGGCGGAGCTGAGGTCCAGATCTCCCCTCTCGTATTTTGAGATTGCGGTGCGGGCCACATTCAGCTCCCGCGCAAGGTCTTCCTGCTTCATGCCGCGCGAAAGGCGCAGATCTCTGATCCTGTTCAACGGTAACCACCACCTTGTAAAAATTATACAACAACCGGCAGGGGCTTTTCATCAAATGTTCCAAATCGGGGAAATATTGTGTTAATCATATTGACAAGTTCCGTTTTAGGGCTTATATTAACCATGCGCCCCATTTTGGGACGCCCTCCTGTCTAGGCCAGGGGCTGCAGCGACGGTCCGGGCGCCCGTTGAGTCACCGAGGCGCCCCGCTGACGGGAGGGCCGGCGTGCAGGCCGGAGAAGGGAGACCAGTATGAAAGTCAGAGACCTCAAGAAGGGAGACTTCTTCACCAAGAAGAACATCGCCGAGCCGAAAGACAGCCAGGTGTGGATCCGCGGCGATTACGACCGCAGCGAGAAACGCTACGAGTGCCAGCGCTTCGACGACGCCTGCGTCTTCTGCTATCTGCCGGGCGACCGGGAGATCTTCACGGACTTCACTTTCTGAGGGGCGCGGCCCCTCCGATATGCGGCGGGCAGTCCCGCGCGGGGAGATAGCCAAAACCCCGGGTCGCCGGTGCAACTCCGGCGTGCCGCACCACCGGCGCGCAAGGGCGCCGGGTGTTATCTTTCATCTCTTTTCGGGTCGCCCCGGCCACGTGACGCGGGGCGATCCGGAGGGAGGATACGGACACCGGCGTGCAGGCCGGAGAAGGGAGACCAAACATGTGCAAGATGATGACGACGGGCCTGGTGGGCCTGGCGCCGCGACGGAAGCGGGCCGGGTTTACCCAGGCCAGCTTTGCCGAGGCCCTGGGGATCACCCGGAGTCTGCTGGCAGCCTGGGAGGCCCGGGACGGGCTCTGGCCATCGGCCAGATGGCTGCCGGCGATGGCGGATCTGCTGGGCTGCAGCATCGACGACCTCTACGAGGTGCCGGAGGAGGTGGAGGCGTGAGCGAGATCAACGTGCTGCGCGCTGCGGCGGCAGAGCGCGGTGAAGGCTTGAAAGAGATCATCAAGCTGGCCTCGATGCTGACTGTCCGCGGGATCTCGTTCATAAAACGCCCGATTTTTGACGGGGAGCAGATCCTTGTGCCCGGCGAGTGGGACGCGGTCTGCCATCGCTATTCCTACGGCGGCCCGGAGGGACTGCTGGAGGTCATGGGCGACCCGGTCACGCTGCCGGGCGAGGGCGCGGTCGCCGGATGGCTGACGGCCGAGGACGTGATCCGGCGCCTGGAGGCCAACGCGGGAGGGGCGAGCCCCTCCCCTACGGATCCGATTATACCCGACCGGGAGGGCTGAGTCCATGGAGAGCAGTTCCCGAAACATCTACAAAAACGCAAGAGACGCTGCGGGATTTACCCAGGAACGCTGGGCGACCTTTCTGGGCGTCAGCGTGGAGAGCGTGCGGCTGTATGAGACCGGCCGGGGCCTCCCCTCCGACGAGGTGGTGGCCAGGATGGCAGACGTGGCAGCCATGCCGGTTCTGTGTTACTGGCACCTCAAGCTCAAGAGCGGCGTGGCCAACGACCTGCTGCCGGAGGTGGACGTGGTGCCCCTCCCCCAGGCGGTGGTGCAGCTGCTGGTGGAGATCAAGAACTTCCGCACGGATCTGGACGAGCTGCTGATCATCGCGGCGGACGGTCTGGTGGACGAGACGGAGAGCGACCGCTTCCTGCAGATCCTCGACCGGCTGCAGACGCTGATCCGCGCGGCGATCATGGTCAACTACGCAGAGAGAGGGGCGGAGTGATGGAGAAGCTGATGACCAAGACGGACGTCTGCGAGGTGCTGCAGATCTCCCCCGCCACGCTGGACCGGCTGGTTGCGCGCGGCGAGATCGCGGCCTTCAAGCTCTCGGGCTCGGTTCGCTTCCTGCCCACCGAGATCCAGGACTACGTCCGGCGCTGCATCCGCGCGGCGGAGACGCCGGCGGTGACGGTGATCCCCGGGCGGAAGCGGCAGAAGCCCGCGCCCGCGCCGGAGCGGATCTACATCCCAGGGATGAAGGTGGTGTGATATGAGCACCAAGAACAGCGTGCTGATCCTGGCGCAGCGGATCGCCAAGGAGATCGTGGCGGAGCAGACCCGCGCCCGGCTGAGCCTGGGCCTGGACGCCGCGATTATCGCCGCCCACGAGGCCCTGGGCATGGGTCCGGGACGCGCGGAGAGTTTCCGGCAGGCCTACGTCACGGCCATGGACGAGCTGGCGGGCATGTTCGTGGACGACGCCGGGAAGAAGCCCAGCGAGGGCGACCGCGAGATCGTCTACGCCAAGGCCAAGAGAGACGAGATCATCCGGAAGATCGTGGGCGAGGCCAACTTCGTCCCCTTCGACCTGAGCTACGGCGCGGCCTACATGGACGAGCTGAAGCGGCTCCGGGTGATGAAGGGAGAAGCCGATGGGAAGACTTGACGAAACGAAGACCGCCCTGGCCAGCTGCATCAGCGTGCTGGCGGCCGTCTTCGGCCAGCCGGAGGGGATCACGGCCAAGTGGCTGGACCTCTACTACCAGGTCCGGCGGGCCTACGAGATCGAGCGCGGGGCCGAGGAGGATCCGCGGGTGATGCGCCGGGAGGATCTGATCCCGGCCATGCGGGAGGTCCTGCGCGGCGCGGCGAAGGACGAGGCCGTGAAGCGGCAGCGGAAGAAGACGGGCGAGGCCGAGATCGTCCAGGAGGGAACGAAGAAGCCGAGCGGCTGGACACTGTACAAGCGGAAGGTCTCCGGCAAGCTGGCGGACGCCAGGGCGGCCGGGATCTCCATCGCCAGCATCGCGGCCGCGTCCGCCGGGATCCTCGGCGAGCACCGCGTCATGGACGCGATCAACGCCGGGCAGCTGAGCCGCGAGGAGTGGCACGCGCTGGAGACGGCCATCGACCTGGCCACAGCGGAGGCCGCGGGGAAGTGATCCCGGGAGCAGGACCGGCGACCCCTCACCCGCTGCGCGGGAGCTCCCCTGGCCAGGGGAGCCAATAAGGATAAAATAAAAATGCCCCGGACGCGTGCAGGCGTCCGAGGCGGTCGGGAGCGGTGAAAACCGCCCCACGGGAGACCGATATGAATTATAACACCGAAAACGAAAACCTGTCAAGAGAGACGGGGCGAGGACGATCCCCCACCGGCTCCGCCGGAGCCCCCTTTACGCAAGGGGGCCAACGAGAAGAGGCGGAGGCCAAGCCGTCCTACTGGGCGGTGCTGCCGGCGGCGATCCGGTACGATCCGGAGATCCCGGCCAACGCCAAGCTGCTCTACGCGGAGATCTCCAGCCTGACGGACGCCCGCGGATACTGCTGGGCGTCAAACGCCTACTTTGAGCGGCTGTACGATCTGAGCGAGCGGACGATCGTGCGGCTGATCCGCGCCCTGGAGAAGGCTGGGTACATCCGGATCCTGGACGCGGGCGGCGGATCCGCCCGGCGGAAGATCGCCGCGGGGATCAACCCGCTGGGGACCTCCGGCGGAGAACGGATTGCCACGGCAGCGTGCGCGCTGCCTCGCAATGACGGTGATGGGGAGCCGAGCGCACCCCCTGACAAAAATGTCAGTACCCCCCTGACAAAAATGTCAGTACCCCCTGACAAAAATGTCACCCAGATCAAGAAAGAGATCAAGAAAAAGAACGAACCCCCCAAAGCCCCCCAGGGGGCCGCGTGGGAGCCGGAGATGTTCGAGCGCTTCTGGAAGCTCTACCCCAGGAAGAGGGACAAGCTCAAGGCGCTGCGGGCGTGGGACAAGCTCAAGGCAGACCGCAAGCTCATGCAGACCATGAGTGCGGCGCTCAAGGCGCAGATGGCGACCGAGGAGTGGCAGCGCGATAACGGCCGGGCGATCCCCTACCCCAGCACCTGGATCAACAACCGCCGCTGGGAGGACGAGCTGGAGGAGCCGATGGCCGCGGCGGAGCCGCCGAGAGAGGAGGCGCTGCCATGGATCTGAGCGCATGGACCCAGGCCCAGCAGGCCGTGATCGGCTCCCTGCTGATCGACCCCAACAAGGTGAGCGGTATCGTCTTCGCCCGGGCACGGCCCGAGCACTTCGGGGATCCCGCCCTGCGGCACGTCTTCGAGGCGGCGCAGGGGATCTGGAGCGCGCGGAAGCCGGTGGACGCGGTGACGGTGCTGGCGGCAGCCGGCGACAGCTACAAGGCGCTGCTGACCGAGTGCCTGCAGACCACGCCCACGGCCAACAACGTGGAGCTGTACCTGGACCTGATCCGGGACGCGGCGAAGCTCCGGGCCATCCAGACCACCGCCCTGCAGATCTCCGGCAGCGAGAACCTGGGCGAGGCCGCGGCGGCCTTCGAGGAGCTGGGCACCCGGCTGCGGGACATGGAGGAGTTCGAGGACCTGCGGCTGAGCGACCTGATCGGACGCTACAGTGACCGCATGGAGGATAAGACGCCGCCGGACTACCTGCACTTCGGGATCCCGCAGCTGGACGATCTGCTGAACGTAAGCCGGGGCAAGTTCGTGATCCTGGCGGCGGACAGCTCCGTCGGCAAGACCGCCCTGGCGCTGCAGTTTGCCTGGCACATGGCCGAGAGCGGCAAGAATGTGGGCTTCTTCTCCCTGGAGACGGACGCCGACACCCTGACCGAGCGCCTGCTGGCGGAAACCCAGACCGCGGCGGTGAACCTGCCGAGATCGAAGCGCAAGACGCTGAGCGACCACGACTGGCACGAGGTGACGTCGACGGCCATGCGGCCCGCGGCGGACCGGCTGCGGATCCTCAACAAGTTCCGGAGCGTGGACCAGATCCGGAGCCGGACGATCATGCGCGGCTTCGACGTGGTCTTCGTGGACTACGTGCAACTGCTGGAGGCGCCGGGCCGGGAGCGCTGGGACATCGTGACCAACATCTCCATCGGCCTGCACCGCATGGCCCAGGAGCTGGGCGTGACGGTGGTGGGCCTGAGCCAGATCACGCCGCCCAGCAAAGACCAGAAGCGGGCACCCAGCAAGGAC